GCTCGTCGGCGGTTTCAGCCTGGTCGACCAGCGTTTTTATCTGATTGATCCAGCTGTCCAGGACCGGACGGAGTTCGGTATTGAGGCGACCGGCCATCAGCGTGGCAGTATCGTTATGGTCAGGATCATGCTCTGCAAATGATGGTGGTGCCGCAGTCCGGGGAACGGATGATACCGGCTCAGGCTTCGCCTCCCACTCGCCACCATAGGTCTCTTTAACGCTGGCCAGTGTCGGACGATAGCCCGTGGTCTCAGTGATAAGTTTGTCACGTTCGGCGCGGTCCTTAAGGTCTTCCGCTTCCTCAAAGACACGTGACACGACCGGCACCGCAGCATCCGGGAAGTTAAACTCGGTAAACCACTTCCCGGGCCCACGGTTCCATGACTCGCAGATAACATCAGCATCCGCCTTAACGATGGAGTCCAGCACCTTGTCCTGCAGGGACTCATCCCCGCCAATGCCTTTGGCCGCACCGCCGGAACTGGATATCTGGCCGACCGTCACGCGGCGAATGGCTTCGTTCATCGCGTTATACATCGCCTGGTAATCGGCAGCGCCGGAGCGGGCAGCTGACATCAGTTCGACAGACATGCCCTCGGGCATAATGACACCGCTGTCGGTCGAGATGGCGCGGGTCAGCGCCAGCAGGTTACGCTTCTGTTCGGGCGTTGCCCCCTCCGGGTGCTTCCCGGCCACGGTGGGCATACCGAACTTATCTAGGAAAATCAACCAGAATTTAATATCGTTGCGCTTGAAAAAGGTGGGCCAGTACAGCCAGTGGGCCAGACCGAGGCCATAAGGCTCATCGTCATGATCCGCGCCGGTGGCGAAAGACCAGAAATACGGCCCTTCGCAGGGTTCACCGGCCATCATATTCTGCGGGGTCAGCAGGCGCAGCTCGCCTTTCGGGCTGAACCGGAAGCGGCGACGGTCACGGACCTTAATATCATCAATCCACAACAGGTTATCCCGGACACCATAAATCAACTCCGACACCGCATAACCGTAAAACACACCGTAATGCATCAACCGGGTAATGCGGTCGAAGCCCAGCGATTCAATCTGCTGGCGCATGGCGTCTGCCGCCTCGATATCCACAGGACGTTCGCCACCGGCTTCAACCTTAATATCGCGGGAAATCAGCGCATCCTGCCTCTGGCTGAAGGCCGACTTGACCTCATCGTCACTGAGCACTTCCCGGTAAATCTTCAGGTCAGGGGTGCCGCGATGCCGCAGAACGCTGTCATCCGACAGCGCCAGCGCACCAATCCACGGACGGGTGATATCCCGCCCGTCACCGGTCGAGGCAAACTCGCGCCCCAACTCCGGACGCGGCATGGAGGGCTTTGATGACACGCGTCGGGTTTGTTTTTTGCGACTCACAGATATCCTCCAAAATCATTAATGCCACGCACCGTTCCGAACCCGGTATCCGTGAGCTCACCGGCGCTGTTGCTGTCGCCAAAGCCGGATAACACGCGGAAAATATCGCGCTCCCCAGTGGACTCAAACGCGATTTCAGTGGCCAGGTTCAGTGCCGCATAGTTCGCCAGGCAACCGGCAATAGCGGTATCACCGTGGCGCACCAGCTCAGGGTCTTTCAGGTCTTTTTTCTCCAGACTGGCCACCATCGGCACACCGTCGATGTTTTCCACCGCCCGCAGATCCTGCGCCGTGTTCTCGTCACGCGGCAGGATGATCATGCTGTCCTCAAACAGGCCGGTAAATTTAGGCATCCAGAAGCCGTACCATTTGCGGTTCAGGGTGATTTCGGCAATGCGCGGGCGGCCATAGCGGTCGGCGGTATATTCTGCCAGGACCATTCCCGGCCCGGTGGCATCCATCGCGCCGCCAGACTGACGGGGAAGATGCTCGATGAACCAGAACAAAATCTGTTGCTGCAGCGCCGAGGGGACATTGTGCAGCTCCAGCAGAAACGGGACGTCACGACACAGGTTCTGCATGATAGCCATCGGCACGAGCGAGGAGAAATGACGGTGACGGGCGAAGTCCATGCCGAAAACGTGCCGCAGTTCCGGATTCAGGGTCTCTGCCATGACCGGGCGTAACTCACGGTCAATCCAGTCATTACCCCATGCCGTGCGTTCTGCCTCGGTCATATGGATAAAATCATCATCAAGCGCAAGGCGTACCACCGGACGCTCTTCCGGCATGGCCCGTTCGATCCAGACGCCGGGAATACAGATGCCGTTACCGTCACGCGGGATGGCATCCAGTTCCTCGCGCATCGCCGCTTTGCGGGGGCCATATGCGTTACGAATGCGGTTATACCAGGTCTTTTTACTCTCGACGGTTGCCGCTTCGCCTTTCATGGCGCAGACCCTCTCAAACAAACCGTTGGCGACCGCGTCATCAAAGGTAACGGTAAATACGGCGGCATCATCGCCATAACGACCCGCTTCAATATCATTACAGAACTGACAGAAGGGATTGTTCTTACCGTTATGGGAACTGATGATGACGATACGCCCGCCCCAGATAAGCAGCGCGGTCGCGGCATCCAGCACCCCCTGCACATCCTGATGGAATGCCGCTTCGTCGATAACCACCACGCCCTGCAGACCACGGATGTTGGCCGGACGGGATGACAGCGCTGCAACCTGAAAACCGCTGGCGAATCGCACGCGGTAGGCGGCAATCATCCGGGTGTTACCCTGTTCGTCCTGGTCTTCAAAGAGAAACTCTTCAATGGCGGAGATGTCCTGTGCCTGCTGGGCGGCGATGACCCGGGCGAACTTGGCCACGTAGCCGATAAATTCGAGGCCTTTCTCTTTGGTATCGCCAATGTAATAGACGTTGTCACCACGGGCACTCTTCTGGGCACCGGCAATCAGGGTGGAGTTCAGCCCCCAGGCAAAGGTGATGCCGGTTCGTCGCCCCTTTGGGATAGCCAGGATCGACACATCAAACTTGAGGCATTCCACCTGGTGGGCCATCAGCACGCCGTCGGCAAACGGGTTGAAACTGAATGGAATGTCCCGGGCGCGTGCCGGAAGCTCATCCCATTCAACGGTACGGACGGTGGAGGCTAACGCTTTCATCACTTGATCCCCAGGACGCGCTCACGCCAGAACTGCACCTGATCTTCACTTAGCCCCTGTGCCCGGGCGGTTTCTTTCAGGTTCTCTTCCTGCTCACGCAGCAGACGCTCGCGGGCCGCACGTTCAATCTCACGACGCTCGTCGAGGCTCGCCTTACGCGACTGCAGCACATCTTTTGCGGCCCGGGCAAGGTGGCGAACGGTATCGATATCCGGGTCGGCTTCCTGCTGGGCGGTAAATGCCGCATGGGTTGTCAGCGTGGTGACAGCCTGAACCATCAGGGCACCAGCGCGTTCGTCGGGGTTCTCTCCCAGCTCACTGACCAGCAGGCGGGCCATCTGGTCCTGCTCGCGCATACGGCTGACCATTTCGCCAAACGTCTGCTTATAACGACCCAACGCACTGCGGCTGGGGGTATCCTCGCCCGGGAAGTGCTCGTGGATATCGGCCAGCAGCTCATCAAGCGTCATGCGGTCTTCCCGCAGGCGGCGTTCAATGTGGGAACGAACGTCAGGCTCCAGGCGGTGAATGGTCGATTTACGGCCCATATCAACCTCCCGCGCCGGGACGTTTTACGCCCGGAACGATAGCCCGACCCGCAGCCACATCAGCGCCACGTTCGGTCAGCCGGGCAACCAGCACCGTTTCGATATCCTCAACCGTCACCAGACCTTGTTCTTCCAGCCAGCGCAGCTCAGATTTAATCTGGTCGCGGCTTGGCGCGTGTCCATAGCGGGTCAGAGCCTGGAAAATAACAGAACTGTTGGAGCTGTAGCTCGGCATCTCAGACAAAAACCGCAGCATGACCAGGCGTTGGTCCTCGCGTAAAAAATCAGCAAAACTCATGGTGTCCTCCGTTATTTCTTCTGCAGCAGATAGGATTCAATGTTCTCTGTACGGCGATAGGTTGCCGCCATCTGCTCCTGCATCCCGGTCATCTGCGCCTCCGTGCGACTCAGTTTGCTGATGAGTTCAGTGATTTGAGACTGGGTCGGCACCGATTTAATCTGCGCCTCAACGGTGGTTATGCGAGTACGCAGTTCCAGCAGCTCTTTCTGACTGGCCGACTGGCGACCAATAAGCCAGGTATAAATACCGACCACCGCCATTACGACCCATTGAAGAAATGCCCAGTCAAATCTCAGTTCATTTATTCCCACAGCTACCCTCCTGGGCACATTTGATCACATCAACCAGTTGCCCGGCGCAAAGGCCGTACTGGTCATATAACTGCTTCTGGGCTACCGCCAAATCGTCCATGCTGTTACTGACCGGATACACCGGGCGAGGACACGGAACGGTCAGCTGGGCGGGTAAGACCGGAGGTAGCGGTTGTTGCGGCCTGTTCACGAGCTCTGGCGAGTTCTTGCATGATGTCAGCATCAAACACACAATGAATGCGGCTGGCAGCGTTCTTCTTGAGAGCCTCACGAATAGCCTCCGTGGATTTTTCATCCGCCTGCTGGCGGGCGTTGATTTGTTGAGCCAGCAGAGTACTGGCCTGATTAGCCTGTGCCGTCAGTTGCCGGGTTCCGTCGATAACCTGGTTCAGGGCATCACCGGCCTGCTGCGTTTTTTGATTCGCAACATCAAGCCGCACAGCAGCTGCGCCACGCTCATATCCCTGCTGCCAGATAAACCAGACAGACCCCAGTATCAGCCCTCCCCACAACAGGTAACGGCCAATCACTTTCACCCCGTCAGTCAGCGTCATTGCATACTCCCGGCCCCCAGCCTGCCGCCAGATACAACGGTTGCCAGGTGTAGATAATTTTCAGGGGATATCCCCGGTTCTCACGGAAATTAGCGGCGCTGCGGCCTGCGTTCACCTTTTCAGCCTGATTCCAGTAACGACTGGCATCAAGGCCACTGCGGGTGGCCAGGGCCCTGTCTTTCTGAACCCAGCCGAGACCACCGTTGTATGCCGATAGCACAAAGGCCATGCGGTCACAGTCGCTGGCGGTACCGGTGATGCGCTGCCAGTGCCAGCGGTTGTACTGCACCAGCGCTCTCAGGGACCATGACGGGTTGTAGGGCTGCTGGTCCTTCAACTGGTCAGGGTAAATACCGGCAATCCAGCGGGTGGTGGCGGGCATGAACTGCGCCAGCCCCTGAGCACCAACCGGGGAGCGGGCACGGGCATTCCATTGTGATTCCTGATGGATCTGGGC